CTGCCAATTTTCCTGCATACCATGAATCACCACCGGGGAAGCGTTCAGCATTACTGACTTTTATGGATAAGGTTTCGACTGTCATGGTTGACGTGACGTTGAGCCGAAACACGCCATGCACCCGAGTTGGATTAGCCCAGCCGATGATGTGTGATTTGTCCGCCGCACCAGTGACCGTGATGTTGCTGGCACCCGATGGCAGCGCCGGAGTGATGTTTGTCAGGGTGTTTCCGTTGCTGATACCTGACCATGTGTATTTGGCCCCACCGATAAAGAATTCGCCATAAGTCCAGGTGTATGGCATCAGGCCGGGCACGGTCAGGGTAGTTTCACCTGCGGGAACTGTTGCAACTTGGTAGGGAATGATGTGACAGTAAATTGTGGCAACGATGTTGAAGGCCGTATGCTCTTCGTTGAGCCAGACAGTTTCTGTTGACCCGACATAAATGGACAAAACGGAAGGGTTCCAATTACTTACTCCATTAACGATCACAAAAGGGCCATAAGTAATCGTTTCGTCAGAATCAGGAAATGGCAAGTTTGCAAACGACCAACTGGCATTCAGGTAATTTGCAATGGCGAAGTTGAAGCGGTCGCAATCTTGCGCGACGTAGCCCTCATATTCAGCCACTGTGGCCTCACGACCTGTGCCCGTTCCAAGGATCAGGCAGGGCTTGACCGACCAATGCGTATTGGCCGGGTAGTCCGAGTATTGCCAGACGCGGTTCGGCGGGCCTTGGCTACCCTCCAGAAACAGACCTTTGCAATTGGTGACGCTGTAGAAGCGGGTGCTGTCACTGGTTGCAATGCCGTAAAGCAGCGCAGCCCCTTTGCCAGCGTTGAGCGTTTTGAATTCAAGGGTGAGGCTGCTGCCATTGGTCACGCCAAACGCGGTGTCAAGCGTGATGGAGTAAAACTCTCTCTCGACCCATTGGTCGCGTGTCTCGTAATGCTTGGGGTAAATCACCCCAGCCCATACCAGCACGCCGTTGGCACGGATTTGCACCGCAGCGTCATACCCGGCGCCGCTTGGCTTGCCCAGTGCCATCCATAGCCGCAGCACGGCAATGCTGGCGGTGATGCGCGGCACCATCGTGATGTGGGTGATGATGGGGGTAGCCTCGTCATACGGGTCAGTGCCCCACAGCGGCAGGCCCAGCGTGGTGGTATCGACGTGGCTGAACTCCCAAAACCAGCGGGGATCACCGGGCTCGCGGTAAACCACGTCGCCGTCGTCTATCCAGCATGGGCCTTCCAGCACCGGGCCGGTGTCCACTGTGCCGGTCACATCACTGATGCGCAGGGTGAGGTGGTGCATGTTGTGCGTGTGGCTCATGACCTCCACCAAGCCAGTGGCAACCCAGCCACGCAACACGTCCCAGCGGCTGAAACCATTTTCCGAATCAAACGCACCCAGGCGGCGGCTGATGATGGCCAGCCCGCAGGGAATGCCCTGTGCAATCAGCCATGGCACGATCAGATTGAGGGACTCCAGGCAATCGTCAAAGTGCAGGCAGGTGACAGGGTGGTCAAAGCTCATGGTGCCTGCTTGCCAGGCCTTGTATTGGCTGACCGACACGATCTGATAGCCCGCACGCTTGAGGCTGCGCACATGGGCCTTGATGTCACCCAGCGACTCACGAAAGGTGAGCGCCTGCGAGCGTATGGCCACACAGCCGTGATAGCAGACGCAGGTGGGATACAAGCGGCGCTTGGTACGCGCGGTTTCCTGCCCCAGCAACGAGGTGAACATAGCTGCTAAAAGCCCTGCCCGAGAACAAGCACATGGGCACGCTGGCCCACGCATGAGGCGTCAAATGTGAGTGTGACGTGGGTGTAGACGTTGCCCATGTCGCCCATGTCGGTGGTGGATGCCGTGATAGTCACATAGGTTGCCGCACCGCTGACGGTGACCAGCACCACGGGCTCGGTGATCAGGTATTGGCCCGCCGGAAAATCAAGCTGAATCGGGCTGGTGCCGGTGATGGCCAGAGTGGCAAAGCGCAGGGCGCGGGGGTCGAGTGCCATGGTATTTTGATGCTGATTTTTTAACGGCGAAAGGCTAGGGCCTGGGCGCGCTCGATTTGGCGCTGGCTGCGCCGGAAGCTGTCGGCGTCGGGGGTGGTGATGTTCATGACCACGGTGCCCGCACCGCCACCCTGCCCGCCGTCTTGGTCGGCCAAGTTACGAATGACATCCGCATATTTGGCGGGCAGGATCATTTCACTAGCGTGCGCCTGCACGACCGGGTTGACGTTGCTTGGGATGTCATAGCCCATCGAGGCGCTGATACTGGGGGCGAAAGCCATTGCGGCCGCAAAAGCAGCAGCACCTGCGGCGGGCGCCAAGGCAGGGCCAACAATGGGAATCGCTGCCGTGCTGGCGACCGCCGCTGAACCAGCAACGCCCGCGTTCGCAGTCGTCAGAGACAGCGCCGTGGCCTTGCCGTCGATCAGCTCTTTGATTTGAGTAATCGCCCACTCTGCAAGCATTTTGCTGGCAACCTGCGCGAAGGCTTGGAGGATCATGTCAAATGCGCTCTTAAAGATATCAGACATTTTAACGGTGCCCGTGGCGATCCCTTGCAACAGATTTGCCATGCCCGACTCCATCCCTTTGAAAAATTCGGTCTGGTATTTGTTGTCCTCCACTGCGGCAGCCTTCTCGATCCCGGCCTTTTTGAGCGCGTAAGCCTGCTCAATGGCAAGCATCTTGTCCTTCTCTTTTTGCAGCGCGACAGCCGAACTATTTGGATCGGAGGCCATCAATTTGATGCGCAACTGTTGCGCAGCGGTAGCAATTTGGAACTTTTGCTCTTCATACGCCGCTTCGGCAACCAGCATTTGCGCCTTGGTGATCTTGCCCAGCGCCAGGTCTTTGTCGTAACCATCCTTGACCAGTTCGATTCGGTTTAGGTCGGCCTTTTCATCGGCGCTGATCTCTTCGTCGGTCATGGCCTTGTCATCGGCAGCGGATTTCTTGCGGACAGCCAGGATGGCAGCCGACAGCTTTTCCTCGACCTTCAATTTGTCGCCATTCGCCACTTGAGCGTGCGCGACCTTGGACTGCCAAAACACCACGTCCATCGACAGCGATCGGGTTTCCAGGTTGTTTTCCAGCTCGTAGTGATCCTTGGCAAGCCGGTTTTCAATCTCCCAGCCACCGACAGCCGACTTCTCTTTTCCGGGCGTGGCATCCTTTGCGGACTTGTCCTCGTAGTGCTTGCCTTTGGTGTCCAGTGGCTTCGCGTCGAATTTCGGGCCGTTCTTGTTCGATTCACCGTTTGCCGCTTTCGCAATGGCATCGCCAATCTCAGCCGCCTTTTTCATGATGCGGTTGCCAGAGGCCGACAGAATGCTTTCAATGTCGTTGGTGCCCTGCGTCCAGGCCGCCTTCACGCCGCTAAAGTTCAAGGTCATGGCGTTGTAGGCAATGTTGGAAAACATCTTGAGGTAGGCCACCGTGATTTCGATGGCTTCGCTGATGCCCTCAAACGCCATTGTCAGGCCCAGCTCCAGGCCCAGCGCCGCAATCTTGACCACCGCGAACACATTGGCGAGGAACTGCATCGCCGTGATGCCCCGCCCTGCCCCGCCGCCAATCGCGTCCCCAATGGCTGAAAAACAGTCGGCCACGATGTCTTTGAGGTCGATAGCCGTATTAATCACGATGCGGAAAATGTCTGCGAGGTTTTCCATGACCACGGCCATGACCTTGACGCGGGCCGGGCCGGTGCTGGCAAACATTTCGGCCAGTTCGGTGAGTACCGGGATCAGGGCGCGTCCAATGGCGTTCTGGATGCCGTCCATGACCAAACCGACTTGCTCCATCGCTTCCTTGTAAACCTTCATCTCACCGGCCTGCTGGGGGCCGATCACCAAGCCCAATTCTTCGGCCTTGACTTTGGCATTCTCCATGACCTCGTTGTTCAGCTTCATCAAGGCAGTTGCTTCGGCAGCACCGCGACCGAACAACGCCTGGGCGGCCAGGTTGCGGTCGGTGCCTTCCTTGTAGCCCTTGAGAGCTTCGACCGCGCTGCTCATGATGGCCTGACCATTCAACAGGTCGCCGTTTGCATCGCGCGTGACCACCCCCATCGCCTTCAAGCCTTCTTCGTTTGACTTGAGCTGGCGCGTCAGGCGCATGTTCACGCCAGCGTAGGTATCAGCCGATATGCCCACGCTCTTGATTGCGACATTGAGCTTGCTTGCCTCCTCGCTGGAGATACCCAGCGCCTTCGACAAACTCACCGCTTCGCCGCTCATTTCCTTGGCGGCAGCCACGCCACCGGCAAACAGAGAGCCACCACCCAGGATCACCGAGAAACCGATCAGCGCCGTTTTGAGCTGGCCGAATCCACCGGCTAACCCGTCCAGGCTACTTTTCATTTCATCGGTCTGAGTCTTGACCGCGCTGTTGGCTTGAGAGAGCCCCGAGAATAATTCGTCCAGCTTGACACCAAACTGGACTAAAACCTTGTTTTCATCTGCCACTTTTAACCCCTAATTTTTAGCCGCCACTCAGGGCTTGCATAAGCTCAAAGGCGGCGTTTTCGTTCTCAGGTGATGCCACGGCAGCAGAAAGTCGTTTGCTCGCGTCCTGCGTCGATTCCGGTGCCTTCCAACCCACGTAAGCCGCCACCAAAACGTGAACCGGCGGGTTTTTCTCCCAATATCGGGCCATTGCCTTGTAATGCGGGATGGTGAGCCGGTCAACCTGCGCCCACGTCCAGCCGGTGCAGGCTATGACGTGGGCATAGAGGTTGAGCCAATCGAACGGCTCCCCGCCTACACGTTTCCCGGCTGTTCCTCTGGCACCAAGGCAGAGATACCGGCCACGGCCTGCAAAGCTGCATTGATGTTTGCCAGGGTCAACAGCTTGGCGATCGCATCAGGGGTTACGCCAGGGTGCTTGCCTTGCAGCGAAGCCGTGCAGATCGTCACGATGGACGCCCGCTGTTTTGCATCCGGCATTCCGTTCAGGTCTTTCAGCACCTCGAAATCACCTTCAAGGGCCTGGAGCTGTTCAAAGTCGAGCGCAGTGAACGTGAAGTCTTGACCCTTGAGGGTTACTTTTACGAAGTCTTTCATGGTGCGATTACTCCGTCAGCGAGTAGGTCATGATGTTGCCCGCCGCGTCTGCGAAGGCTTCAAACGCAAAGTCAGGGATCACGAAGTCATCGAGCTTGGTGGACAGCGAGAACTTGCTGCTCACGCAACTGTTCAGGCGAACGATCAGGTTCTTGCCCTGGAACGGCAGCGAGAGGTCGCACTGAAAAGTCGGTGCGTAGCCCATCAACACGTTGGCAACGGTTGACTTGTTGCCTCCGGTCGCCAGGGTGTAGCCGTAGTTGATCTTCACGCTGATCCCGCTACCGTTGTCCGCGCTGGAGAACAGATACACGCCAGCGGTCACGCTGTACTGACCAGCAGTCGGGGCCGAGGCAACACGTTTTAATGGCAAGCCGGTCGCGCTGTTGTAAACGCCCAAGTCATTCGTCCAGGTTGCCGAGTTGGTCACGGTGATGGTGAACGGGGTCGTCGGGATCGCGGTCGGGCCTTCATCCACGGCAATCATGTTTTGCAACAGTGGGGTGAGGGTTTGACCAAACAGAATCGCGTTCAACAGCGCACCGTTGATCTGTGCGGACTTGGCCTTGCCGGAAACCTTGCCCTTGCCACGGCCCACCGCAATCGGGAATTGTTGGTTGCCATAGAGCATCTTGGTGTCGAACGAAATGTCCAAACCGCACTCTTGCAGCACGCCGAATTTCACGGGGGTTGGGTTGGTGATAGCGTTGCCGCTTGCGTCGGTCAGTTGGGTGCCATAAAGAACACCAGCGCCAAAAACTACTTGCATAAAAATCTCCTGGAAGGATTTGCAGACGAAAAAAAACCCGCAGGTAGCGGGCTTGGGACGGGAACAAAAGAGCCCGCGCTCGGCGGGCTTGAGAGGGAACTGTCGGGGGTTATGTCTTGGTCTTGTCCAGCTCCACGACATAGCGCATCACGCCATTGGTGCGGCGCTTGCTGATCACCAGCCGGGCATCACCCGGATGGCCAGCGAAGTCGGCCAGGGCAGCTTCCACCACCACGCCGTCAACACCAGGCAACCAGTAGGCACGCTCCCCCGCTAGACGGGTCACGCGCCGTGGATCAGGGGGCTTAATGTTGTTCAGGGTCATACGACTTGAATCACAAATGAAATGATGGCGACACCCTGTTGACCTAGAAGACCTTCATCGTGTTCAACAGCGGACATGTAGCAATGATGGCACATACCGTCAAGCGTTTGTTGCCCCGTTTGAGGGTCAGGCTTAAGCGACAGTTCGATGGAGTCGATCAGACTGTTTAGAACAGTCGCCGGGACAGTCCCTTTTTCAGTGCGGACGTAGATATACGCCTTGGCAGACAGATTCCAGACGGTCGGGCGGCCCAGGCTGGCAGTCGCCGCTTCGTTGCCTGCCGTCACAAACAAGGCGGGCTGTTCAGGATGCTTCACATCATTCCAGTGGCGAAGCACGCGGTCGGTTGTAACCAGCCCGGCGGTCAGTTTGAGCTTGTTGAACAGAGCTTGATGAATTGGGTCGCGGGTAATCATGAGTGAATCGCTTTCGACGTTGCCGCCAGGATGGCTTCTTTGAACTCAGGCTCCAGCTCGTGCAGGGACGATGCCAGGAACGAGTGCGCCGGGTAATCGACTTTGCGGGTGTGCGCGGCCACCGTGAACGTCACCGGGCCGCCCTTGATGGACTTGCCGAATGCTTCCTTGATGGTGCGCAGATGCGCCTTGATGTTTTGCGTGCCGGTGAAACCCAGCTCCTGAAAACGGGCGTATTCCACATTGGTTCCGACTTCACCAATGATGCTTTGCCCGTCATCCGTCACCTTCTGGTTGATCGACCGGCGCAGCCGCCCGGTGCGGACGTGTAGCACATCGTCGGACAGTTTCAGCTTGGTGCGGGCCAGGGTCTTCATCGCCATCAAGTCAACCGCGTGGCGCAAGTGCGTTTTTGCCGTCGAACCCAGTAGGCCGATTTTTTGAATGAGCGCGGCATCGCCCACCAGTGTGCCGGTAATCAATTTGGCACCACCTTGCGATAGGGGGACAGAATTGCCACCACCGGGTCTGGAATGTCGTTCTGTGCGTAGCTGATGGTTTCACCGGACAGCGACTTCGACATGATGGATATGCGGTCGCGCGAGGCGTAACGGTCAGCAATCCATTCGATCACCGCCTGTTCAAGCTCGGTCGGGATGGTCACATAGCCTGCGACTGTTGACAGTTGCACGTTCTGCGAACCTTGGGTGAATTTGTAGCCCACCAGGGTGATGCGGGTCGTCGTGAACACATAGCCGTTGGAGCCAAAGGCCGCCCTTGCGGGGATAGTCACGCCGTCAATCACCAGGCCCGTTACCGCTGTGACCGGGTAGTTCACAAACATCAACGTGGTGCCACCGTTGCCGTCACGGGTCAGCGCATACGTCTGGGAACCCAGGTCGCGGTTGATGTAGTTGGCAACCGCGTCACTGAACGCCGTGATCATGCGAGTCAGCAGCGCATCAGACGCTGTGGACGTGATTTGCAGCCAATCCTTGACGTTGGCAAGTGTAGTGAGCGGGGTCGCCATCTAGTTACTCCAAAACGATTTCAGGGGCCGCGTCGGGCGCAGCGTCAGGCATGGTGTAACCAGCCTCCAGTGCCACCGCAACGAATTCGTCTGGCAAATTGATGCAACCATCGGCATCGTTGGCGTATTCGACACCACCGACACCCAGGCCGCGCACGTCAGGAAGTGCTTTGAGCTTCATGGTCTTACTTCTTTTTGGATGCAGACACGACAGCCGCAGCAATGGCGGCCGCCTTACCGGCGGCGGCATCTTCGTCGGCCACTTCGTCTTCGGTCTTGAAACCGTGGGCAACGTGGAACACGTCGAACGCTTCGCCGGTCACGTCAATCATGCTGTCAACAATTTCAAGGGTAATGCCATCGTGAGAAACGCTGGACACGCCAGCAGGTAATACTAATTTCATAGCAAACTTTCTTTATTTTGTAAGGGCTAGGCCCGATATTGGTTTTCCAACATCGGGCCACGGGTCATCGACAGTCGCTTAGACCTTGATGTTTTTCAGCAAGCCGAACGCAGGCGGGAAGTAGTTCTGGAGCAGTTCGTCCGCGTAAACGCCGTACTCATACTTGCGAGTGCGCAGGGGCCACTCGATCTGGTAGTAGTCGCGGCGGCTCTTGACTTGCAGGATGTTGGACACACCAGACAAGGGGTAAGGCACGCTGTCGCTGTAAAACAGAATTTCGCCATCGGGCATGTCAGGGTGAACAGTCAACTTCACTTGCGTGTTGGTGATCTTGTTCAGGTAGGTGCCAACCACCGTGCCCGCGTTGATGGACGCGCCACCCGTGTCCATACCGAAACGAATCAGCGGAGCGCCACCGTTGGCAATGATCAGCTTGTTCATTGCCAGCAGGGTGCGGCCCGACACATACATTTCGCTGGGGCTCAAGCGGCTGTTGTCCCAAAAGAACGCGAAAGCCGCATCGACTTCGACCAGACCGCCCGCGCCGTCAGTGGTCAAAGGCGTACCGACACCTGCCAGCGTAGCCAGGGCCACGTTGTAGGAGTTGGAGCCAGGGGTCATGATCTGCGTGCGCAGGCCGTCGAACACCAGGCCGTTTTGCGACTTGTCAACAGTGAAGCCAGCAGACGCATTCTGAGTGCCAGTGGCATTCGCAATCGCGGTGACGGTGTTGAGCGCCGTGATGGCACCCAGCAACTCATTGCCCGCCGTGCCCCAATACCAGGCGTAAGCAGCGGCACCATTGACGGGCGCGGCCAACGTGGCGGTGAAGCTCGACGTGGCGGTGGACAGAACAGCGGTCGCAGCAGCCGACTTGATGGCGGTGCCCTGGTTGACTGCATCAGTCGTGCCGTCCGCATTGGTGCGGGTTGCCGACAAAGGCAGGCCAGCAGCTACCGAAGAAGAGCGCCAGCCTTCCAGGGTCAGGGCCACGCAAATGACCGACACCGTGATGGCAGCCAAGGTGCCGCCGGTTGTCGAACCCACCACTGCGGGGGTCGGGGTCGTGCCGAGTGCAATGGAGCTGTTGCCACCAAGGATCAAGCGTTCCTCACCGATCATCACCGAGCGCAACAGTCCGAGAACCGCTTTGGCCTTGATGTCATCAAAGCCCTGGCCAGCGTAATCGGCTTCAAAGCTCACGTTGTCTTCCAGGCCCAAGCCCTTGTAAGCAGCAACGTAGTTGGCCGTCGCGGTTGCGATGGTTGCATTGCGGTTGCCTTCAGAGATACCCAGGGACAGGCCGCCGGTGTTGATCGCTGTGATGGCTTTCCAGTTGGTCGCTGTGCCACCGTTGCCACCCACGCGCGGGATGCGGTTGCGCAGTGGGGTGAGAACAGGGTAAAGCTGCAAGGCGGCGGGCTGGAGGTCATAGTTGACCAGGCCGGTGCTCTGAGTGAACGCCTTGTTGATGGCGTCAACCACAGGGGTTTGTTGGGCACCTTTGATCAGAGCAAGGGTGTCCGAAGTGACTTTTTGATTCATGAAAAACTCCTAGGGGAAAACGGGCTAGGCCCGCGAGGTTTGCCCGGTATGGGCGCGGGAACAGGGGGCGAAAAAAAGCCCGCTCAAAGGCGGGCCGTGTGAACAGGGGCGAACGTGTATCAAGGGGTGAGAGCCCGCAGTCCGTTGGCGGTCATGACCATCGCGCCACCGGAGTGAATCGATTTCATGATCTGTTCGGGGGTCTTGGGTGTGTCGTCTTCTACCTTCGCCGGATTGGTCAGGTCTTGCGACTTTTCAACTACCTTGAGGGTAGCTTTCGTGGGCGCAGGTAAAGCCTTGAGGGCGGTCAACTGTTTTGCCAGGTCGTCACGTTCGCCGGTCATCTTGGCAAGGTCATTGGTCAGGCTTGCCATCTTGGAAAGGTCATCAGGGCCGTCAGCCTTGTCAGCGTAGCCCAGGCCGTCCAGGTGCGTGCAGGCTTGCTTCATGGCGCCGTGCACGTCACCAAGCACCTTCTTGGTCGAGCTGCTGAACCGTGCGCCAGCTTTTTCCAGGTCGTCGGTCTTGGCGGCGTAAGCAAAGTTGCTCATGACCGGCGACACCGGGTTGCCGTCTACGTCCAGGTTTGGATCGGGCGGCGTGATGCGGGCAATCAGTTCGCCAACTTCCTCTTGAGTCATTTCGATCAGGATGGCACCCATCTGTTCGGCCAGGGCTTGCAGCTTGGCAGGCACCGGGGATGCGTCACCCTCGCGGGCCGCTTCATCCTGCTGGTCACGCACCAGATACTGAAAACTTTGCAGGGTGTAGGCCAGTTGTCCAACGTGCCCCATGCCCTTGAACAGTGCGTCCTTGGCGGCCTGCAATTTTTCAGCTTTGTACGCGGCGAACTCGTCATGCTCTGCCTTGGTGATCGTGACGGTTTCGTCGGCCACCACTTTGACAGCCTCGACAGCCTCGACAGTCGGAACAACCGGCGCGGCTTCGCCAGCCTTGGTCACGGTGCCAGAGTCGCCATCGGGATCATCCGGGTTAGTTTCATCGCCTGGCCCGCTATCAGCCTTGAAAAAGGTGAACGTCGCTTCGGGGTTGGCCGGTCGATCCACCAGGGACACTTCGGACAGTCGCAGGCCGTTGATGATCGTCTTATTCAACAGGTCGCGGCTGGTGACTTTGCCACCAATCGAGAAGCCCTTGTAAACCCCGGCCCGAACCTTTTTGACGGCTTCGCTGTCGATGATGTGGGCACCAAAGAAGGTACGGCCGTCATCCTGCACTGTCGCTTCGATGGCGACCCCGGCGGCCTTTGCGGTGTGCATCTCGCGCACGTTCGCAAACTTCATGTAGTCAGGCAGCGCGGCCTTCATGGCATCGGCGGTGATCGTTTCGCCGTCGCTGTCCTTGGTGTCGCTTGAGGCGTAGCCCCACACCTTGATCGTGCCGTCATCCTGTTCCTCGGACTTGGCAATGTCGCCATATAGCTTCACGTTTTTCGTCTTCATATTTACCTCGTTGGTTAAGAATTACTCAGCGTCATCACCTGCGTCATCACTGCTTGGGCCGTCTTCAATGACAGTCGGGAGAATGTCGCAACGACAGTTCGGGTGCGCGGGCGGCCCGTCATCACCGCTTGGGAACAGGTCGAACAGTCCGATTGATCCGACCTCGGAATTGGCAACACAGTCCTCGCAGGCTTCGTCGCCCAAAATCCACTCTTTGCCACTCACCACGCTGGAGTTGCGGTAAGCGGCCATGTTGCCCTGCACATCGGCCATCGCGGTTTCTGTCCTGGCGATCATGTCGGCCCGGCTTTCAGAGTAGGCAGACGCATCCGACAGCTCCTTGGACAGTCGATCATTCGACCAGCCCTCCTCCATTGCCGTGACAACCAGTTGGGCGGTGTCCTCGCGCTGCGTGTCAGTGATCACCCAGGCCGCGTCCGGGTTGGGCACCAGTTCACCGTTGACCATCTTCATGCCCACCATTTCGGCGGCGCGTTCAGCAGCCCAATCCACGGCGGCCTGGTTGACCAGATCAAGCGTGACCTCGGGGGCATCGTTCATGCCGATCTGGATCAGCGCCTCGGCTGCCCCGTCAGCAGCCATCGCGGCCAGCACGTCGTCAATGTCGCCGTACAGCGTGGTGATGCCCTCGGACACGTCCAGCGCCTTGCGTATCTCGTCCAGCGCCTTCGCCTTGAATGCTTCGATTTCGGCATCCGTGGTGTCCACCGCTTCGGCTTTGTGAGCGTCCGCGTGTGTGGGCAGCGATTCCAGGAACGTGCCCTTGCGGGACGTGAACAGCTCCAAGGCTTGCCGGGTCATATCGACCCTGGCAGCCTTTTGCCATTTTTTAATAGCTTTTGATACGCCCTTGAGGCAGGCGGTCACGGCGGGCCGGTCGCGCTTTATTGCAGGCACAGTCCGCGCCTTGGCAAGTCTTGCACGCCCGGCCCGCGCTTTTCCCAGGCGTTGCCCCAGGTAAGCGCCTTTCGTGGCATCAGGAAGGGGCTCGCTGCCCGGCTGGCCACCGGGCGGCACCAGGCGATCAGGCGGTATCGGCGGCGGGTTCAGCTTGGCGTCCTGTTCAGGTGTCAGGGCGGCCAGGCCCAGCTTGTCGCGCACCTCGTTGGGGTCTTTGATCTTTGCGGCCACATAGGCACAGTCGATTTGTGACTGCGTGAGCGCGTCCACCGATTCGTCGGTGTTCCAGTGGAACGTAATATCCGTGATCCCAAAGCACTGCACCAGGATGTGATTGATCAAATCTTTGACCCACTGCATAAGCGGCATCAACCCTTCCTCATGGGCAGTCTGCGCGGCTGTCTCAGCGGTCGCCCGGTTCATCTGCATCGATAACGCTTGGGGCGAAATGCTGAACGCGAAACAGACGATCCGCGCCAGCCATTCGTCGTACATGTCCTTCAACACCTGATCCTTGGTGTTCAGCGGGTTCAGGCCACCAGGAACGAAGCGCGTGCCCCGGCGGGCCTGGGTGTTCCCGGCCAGCACCGAATCCCACCACTCTTGAAACTGCTTGATCTGGTCGGGCTGCCAGGTGTCAGGCACACCAAAGATCAAATCAGGTGTCGAACCGTCTGTGTAGTATTGCAACTGGCTCAACTGTCGGCGCAGCGCGATGTTCACCGTCATCTGCACCTGTTCGACCGGGCTGAACCCGTAAACCTTATTGGTGCGAATGTTGCGCGGTGAGTAGATCAAAGTCTCGCGGGTGTAGTCCACCGCAGGCAAGCCCTTCAACACCTGTTGGTAGGCCGGGCTCGGCGGCAGCGGCGTGCGGCCCTGTTCGTCAATCACCCGCTTGATGATGGCACCGTCCATCAGCTCCAGTGCGTATATGTCGCCACCGACTGTTTTGCGCGGGTAGATGGTCGGTGCGTCAATCACCAGCAAATCTTCCACCAGCGCACGAAGCCACACCGACCAAGTGTTTTCTTTGTCAGGGCTGGCAAAGAACTTCGTCAGCATGTCGATGCGGGCATCACCCTCGCCGTCTTTTTTGCTGTCGGTCGGTTTGAAGCTGTACGGCATGGCGCTGATCTGATCCTTGCGGGTTTCGATCACCAGGCGCAATAGGTCGTAACCGTCTGCCAGCGCACGCAGACTGCCAAAGTCGAAGCCCTCTGCTTGCTTTGGGTTTTGGCGCAAGTTGAACCCGGTGTCGTAGTCAAAGGCCCGGCCTACCGCCTTTTCCTGCGCGATGGGAGCCATCGGCTGCAACGGGCCAAACCACGACTCAGGCGTGACCCCGGCCACCACGTATCGCGCGGCCTGGGTGATCCGGGCAATCATCCCCGGCGGCACTGGCGTGCCCATGTTGTTTCGATTACTGCTTTCGGCCATTTAGGGCATCCTCTTTGATTCGTTTCAGATCGTCGGCCTTGGCCGCCATGTAGTCGAACAAGCCCATACCACCGCCGCCACGGGCCATGTAGTTGAGCGCCTGGGTCACGCTGTCCACGTCATCGTCGTGTGCGCCATTCGGAAACTGTCCACATGACTGCACCAGCCCGGCCACCTCTGGATGACCTTCGGGCAGGAACACCCGGCCCGATTCGATGATGGGTGTCACCGCGTTTGCGTTGCTCACCTTGTCGGTGCCCTTTTGAACTGGCACAACGAACAGTCGGGTGCCGCTGCGCAGTTCCTGAATGAGCGACTGCCCGCTGGCCTTGTCTTCCACAAGAACGGCGTGCGGGTTCCACTTCGCAGCGTGCGACACGGCGATGCGTTTCAGGTCTGGAAACTCCCACTTGTCTTTCAGTATGTCCAGCAGGTAGAAGCCCAGCTCGCCTTCGCCCCAGGTGGTGCAGACCGAATAGTCGTTCGCCTCTTTTGTCTTGAACGCGGTGTCCCATGACTGAATGATCCGCTTGAACCGTGGGGCCGCCTCGGGGCGATACCAGCACCACCAGGCCGACTTGAAGATGCCACCACCGAGCGGCGCTGGGCGCTGCATGTACTGCCCGGCGAAGACATACGGGTTGGCCCGCTCCATGTTCGCCAGGGTGTCGCGGTCGTGCTTCCATGGCCAGAGTGCTTCGTCGCGCTCGTTCACCGCTGGGATCATCAAGTGTTCCCACTTCTCACCGTTGCCACCGGCCAACAGGAACCCGGACAAGTCCGATTCATGCAGGCGCTGCATGATCACGATGATGGGCGTGTGCGGCGCGTTGCGGCGGCTCTCGACTGTCAGGCCGAAGTTTTCCACCACCCTGCCCCGCATGGCATCGCTGCCAGCCTCACCGGCTTTGTGCGGGTCATCAATGATGATGGCGCCGCCAAACCCTTCACGCACCTTGCCAGCACCGAAGCCGGTGATCGTGCCGTCCGAGCCCGTGGCGTACATCACGCCGCCCGCTGTTGTCTTCCAATGCGCCTGCGCGTTGCTTGCCAGCTTGGTGTCGAAACAGTCGGCATACGCCTCATGCTGCATCAGCGACTTGGTATTGTTGCTGTTGTTCTCAGCCAGGGTCGCAGAGTAAGACAGGTGGATGAACTCGCTGTCAGGCTGCTTGCCCATTGCCCAGGCGACGAAGTTCAGCACGGCCAGCTCGGTCTTGGAGTAGCGCGGGGGTAGGTTAATCACAAGGTTTTTGACCTCACCCCGATACACCCGCATCAGGGCTTCACAGATCAGCTTGTGGTGCCAGTTGTCTTTCCACTTGTACCCCTTGCGCTTGGCAAAGGTGTATTTGCTGAAAAAGTGCAGGTCATCTTGCGCCGCCGTGCGAATCGCCAGCTTCATCGCGGCATCGCTGTGGGTCGCCATCAATATTCTTTCAGCACGTCCCGCAAGGCGGCTTTGTATTCCTCAATCGGCACAGTGCCAGGGCCAGCCGGGTTCAGTGGCTCGCCATCCTTGCCGGTCAACTCAACAGTCGTTGCCGACTCGCGCCAGCGTGCCCGAACCTTGAGCCAAAAGATCGTGGCCGCAATGTTGTCGCCGCTCACCGCCATCTTGAACAGGGTTCCGGCCACCTTGAGGTTCGCCTGGGACACGCCTTCGTCCAGCTCTTTTTGGAAATACTTTTTCAGGGTGTCAAGCGAGATGCCCACCGAGTCGCCGTTACGCATGGCCGAACAGATCAGTTCCTGCGGTGCGCCCATGCCGGTCATTTGCAGCACATAGGCCCGCTGTTCAGGCGTGGGCACAAAGGCGGGCCGTCCAGACTTGAACCCGGCGGCTTCGCGGTCAGCTTTGTTCTTTGCCAACTGTTCAGGGGTCAGCTTCTTGGTCATGTCGTTTCGTTCCTGCGCACGCACGCGCCTTTTTTATGTAAGGTTTACGGGGGGCGGGGCTTTTCGCACGCTCTGCGCTGCCTTCCTTTCCCCCCTCGTTTCGGTCGTTTCCCACTCGGAGCAACAGTCAAGAACAGTCGGACTGGATAATTCCGACATTCCGCGACAGTCGTTAAATTGAAGTATTTGTGTTACCTTAGAGATAGCAAAGCATCCCGCAATGCACCAGCACATAGGTTCACATGATCTACACCATCGGATACCAGGCACTCACACCAGGGCGCCTATTGGGCATCGTCACCCACCTTGACGCTATCTTGATTGATGTTCGAGAGCGCCCAATCAGTCGAAAGCCAGGTTTCGGGTTTCGCCAACTAGAAGCCTTGTTCAACACCGACTGCACCAAGTACGTCACCGCCGGGCACTACCTTGGCGGGCGGGGCAATGTCAGCAAAGCAGGCATTGAGCGGCTGCGCAAGTTCGACAGCTTTGATGCGCCTAACTGCGTGTTGATGTGCATGGAGCATCACCCGGCTGACTGCCACCGTCACCGGAACATTACCGGGCCGCACTTCAAAAGGGCCGAGCATCTGCTGCCTATTGCCGGGGCAGTGCTTGGGTTCAACTCGGATGATCTGAGTGATGCCATTGCCGGGACAGCCGCATTCAGCAGCATCTTGTCCTACTCGCTGGAGCTGTGATGCCAACCATCAAGACCAGCATGAGGCCGAAGCCTCGCACCGAGCCGCTGCACCGCTTGATTCCAGCGATGCCAGGCGACGATGACGCTTTGTATATCAGCGCCAAAGACCTTGGCCGGATCAAAACGCTCGCACTGTGCGGCCAAGTCAGGCCAGCCCGTGAATTTGCCCTTCAACTTATCAGCGAGGCCATTGGCCACACATTATGAAAACCTCACACACACCCGGCCCTTGGGGACTGTTCGACTGTTCTGAACCCATGCACCAAAATGGCATCGTGATTGAAAGCGTAAATAAGGCGCACGAAATTCGACCCGGCGTCGGCGTCCATCTTGGGGATGAAATTGCCGACCTTTGGCTTATCGCCGCTGCCCCTGATCTGTTGGCATCCCTGATAACACTGGCAGGTCACGTCGCCCACTACGCAGCCATGCCTCATGCCCACCCTGACGCGCACCGTGATGTGGCAAACGCCTACGCCGCCATCAACAAAGCAACTGGAGCCTAAACCATGACACGCAAATTCACCATCACCATTCAATGCGAGAACGCCGCCTTTGAGGATGATCCTCTTGGCGAGATTTCCCGCATCCTGGCCATCGAAGCCAAGCGCCTTGCACTTTGGGCCGGGGACAATCCGCGACCGCGCTGGAGCGATACCCTGCTTGACGTGAATGGCAACGTGGTGGGCTCTGCCTGCCTTACCGGGAACCTATCATGAGCGCCTGCAAACACGGTATTGACCACGATCTAGAGTGCCACCAGTGCGAGGATGAATTTGAAGCGGCCAAGGCGAAAGTGCCAACGAAGAAACCCATGCCATCACTTGAGCAAATGATCGCTGTGATTAAGTACAAAGAGCGCATCGGGCGGGAATGGAAACGCTGCCTTCTTGATGCCTGGGCTTGCGGCGAGGATGAAGGCGAACGCGACGACTACTTACTGCGCCAAGTCCGCAACCAGTTCGGCCCGGCTTGGATACTTGCCTTTGATCCGTCCGATTACGTCATCACTCAGGCTTGAACGGATTCTCAACTTCGACGTGGCCCTCCGGGGCCATGTCCGCGTTCAGGTCGTAGCCAAGCGCGTCGGCCAGCAGTTCACCGTTCTGGTATCTGCTTTGATCCCACTTGCCTTTTCCCTGTTCGATGAACCTGACCGCGTGCGGCTCGTCCCTGAACACGAAGACCAGATAAAACTCGCTGGTTTCCTTCGCCTTGTTCCGGCTTTTGATTGTGTCGTACAGCTCCGATATGGTCGCCAACTGTTCGGCCATCTTTGCAGCATCTTCGCTGCGGGTCTCGAACGGGCTGGTGCCGAGCAACTGATACACGTCAGCCGCTTCAAACCCGGTGCCCATGATTTCCACGTTCACGTCTTTGAGCATGGCATCCAGGGCTTCAATGTCCCACTGGCCTTGTGCCATCGTGTTGTTGAGCAGGATGTTTAGTTCCTTCTCGCGCCCGGTGTCCACATCAATCGCGGCGACCCGCATGGTGTAGTCGGGTGTGCCCATCAGGCTATCCATGATTGCAATGCGCTGGTGCCCACCCACGATCAAGCCGCTGCGCTTGTTCCAGGTCGGCGGGCTCACCAAGCCGTGACGTTTCAGCCCGGCCTTGAGTTTGCGCTTCTGGTTGTCGGTCAACTGACGCGGGTTATACGGTGCGCCCTTGAGTTCGCTACGGTGGACTTCAACCACTTCGTAGTTCTCCAGGTGCGCATCACTTAGCGTTTTTATCGGGGTAGAACCGGGCATGGGCTTTGAAGACTTCTGCATAGGGGAAATACTCTTTGATGGTTGCGAAGTCGCGCGGGTGGTATTCTGAAACCCACTTCATTGACTTGTGTGTCAGGCCGATGCCACTGGCGTTCGACCCTGACTGTTGCGGGATCGGGATACCCTTGGCTTGCAGGAACGCCAGCACGTCAAACTTGTTCCAGCTTTTTAGCGGATTGATCACGGTGTCCCAATGGGCCGTGCCCTTCATGAAACGCCGCCGCCAGGAACTGTCAGCCGCCTTGGCACCAACAGCCACAAAGTCGCAGCCGGTGATTTGCCGGGCGAACTCGTAAAGGTCTTTGAGCTTGTGGTCGGGGAACAGTCCCAACTCAGGCCAGGGGTCAATGAACGCACAGCCGCGCAATGAAGCGAAGCTGACCCAATGCGGTATCTCGATGGGGGTGATGCCCCAACGTGTTTTGCAATAGTCCATCCGTTCCTGCTCATGCTCCAGGCCGGGGACGAAATACATGTGGACGGCTTCGACGCGCTTAAACGTCTTTATGCACAAATCCATCAACGCCAGCGAGTCTTTGCCGCCAGAGTACATCACAGCAACCGAGTCGCCCTTTGTGGCGGCGACCCGGAGAATGTCCAGCGTTTCCTCCAGACGATCCATGATGCCTAGCCTGCGCCGCCCGTACTAGAGTTCACGCTACTGCCTGGGCCGATAGCGCCAGCAGAGCGCAAAGCCCCACGGGTGCCAGCATCAGGCCGGGCCGAATGCTTTGCAGGGGCCGCGCCCTTTTTGGGGGCTGGGCCTTTGGCGAACTTCGCCTGCATCGGTGTCAGCTTGCCGCTGACTGCTTTACCTTTGGCCGCCATGATTAACCCGCGCCGCCGGTTCCACTGTTGGAGCCGGTGCCGGGGCCGACCTTGCCAGCGGACAGTTTTGCAGCAAAGGCGTTCGCCTTGGCGTTCAATGCAGCCTTACCGGCCTTCGATGCGCTTGCGAACTTTGCGCCAGCAGCGACGGCTTTTGCAGACGGTGCGTTTTTGCCCTTGGGGGCGGGGGTCATTCGTGCCATTTGGCAACTCCTTAGAAATTGCCAGCGGGATGCTGGCGGGTTAGCGGAAAACACCGCGATTTATTGCGATCTGATTTTGTAAGATTCAAGTCAGATTCACTTTGTTGCATTTAAACCACATCACCAGGCAGGGCACATTTAAACGCGCCAGGGCGCGCGCCAGCCTATCCTAGCGGCACCCATAACAACCCAGAGCCACGCGGCCAGCCTAGCGGGTTTTCCCAATGAAGGCAGGCACCCAGGCAGGCCAAAAAAGCCCAGAATTTTCCAGGCTTCTCAGAATCATCAAATAAATTCAAATAAATTACCCGAAAGGTTGCATAGTTACCTAAAAAGGGACATAATCAAGTCTTCCAAGGGGAAACCCAAGGAAATGACCCACTTAGGCCCAAGGCTAGACACCAGGATTCCCGAAAGTGGCGAAGCGTAAAACCCTTCCGCAGTGCGCGAGGGCTGGAGAAACCCGGCCCGCCCAATCTGTGACAAACCCAGTGGCGCAGTTTTTTCAACTCGCACCCAGCGGTGAATGAGCAAACGGGATTCGTACCCGCTGCGACTGGCCGACGACCGGCCAGTGCAATAAGTCTCTGACAGTCGTCTTTCCACATAACACAACCGCCAGCCTATTCAAACGAGTGGGCTGTCAGGTGTGCATGTCGCACATCACATTCATACAACCGGAGACATTGATATGAACGACTACCGCAACAAGACACTGGCCGCCCTGCAATACATCCAACGCGATGCAAGCGAAGCCGCCAAGTTCGCCCAGGACTTAGGCAACTACCAAGCCGAATGCAAGTATCTGGATCAAGTCAACGATGCCAGCACCGAGATTTACCGCCGCCGTGAAGCCGGGCTCTGCATGGTTCCTGCCGCCCGCCTTGCCGCTTAACTTTTAACTTCTGGAGTACCTTATGACAACCGCACAACAAACCTTTGACTTTTCCCGCTTCACCAAGAAACAACTGCAAGTAATCGCCGCCAACGCTGGCCTTCGCAAGAATTGGGCACCTATCAGCATTGCCGAGATTCGCGGCATGTTGAGCTCGGTCAGTTTTGACCGGATGCGCGTGGCGCTTCTTCGCAGCGAAGTCGATGAATCCGATGTTGACGACCTGATCATTGACGTGGGCACCCCGGGCGCTTATGACGTGAACGACGATCTGACCGAAGTGGTGAACGACGAAGCCGACGAAGCGGCCGAAGTGGCCGACGAACTTTTCACGCCGGTCAAGGCTACCCGGCAGGTGGTTAAAGCCGCCGCGCCGGTAGTTGGTAACGTGTCCGATGTTGCCGCCGCCCTTGCCGGGTTGCTTGCCTCGGGTGGCACCAACGAAGCACGGGTGACTGAAATTGCCCAGGCCATTGCAACGGCCACTGCGCACGATGCGATGGGCGTCGTGCAGATCGAACTCCAAACCGATCTGGCCAGAATGAAAAGTTTCGTGAAGGATGCCATTGCAGCCGCCACTGTCAACCTGCCCACACAGACCATCGTGCAGCCGGTGATTGGTGAGCCCAAGAAACTGCCCGGCCTTGTCCACGCCAGGTTTGAGCGGGTTTACAAGCTGGCCAGCCTGCGCCAGAACGTGATGCTGGTCGGCCCCGCCGGTTGCGGCAAAACGCAACTCGCTGAAATGGTTGCCGATGCGCTTGGACTGTCGTTCTCGTTCCTGTCCTGTTCGGCAGGCATGAGCGAGTCACAGCTTCAAGGCTGGTTGCTGCCCACGGGTGACAGCGGCCAATTCTCTTACGTGCCAGCCGCGTTCGTGACCGCCTACGAAAACGGTGGTGTGTTCCTGCTTGATGAAATTGACGCGGCTGATGAAAACCTGCTGCTGGTGATCAACAGCGCACTAGCCAACGGCAAGTTTGCTATCCCCCAACGCTACGACAACTCGGTGGCGAAACGTCACGCTGACTTCTGCATGATCGCAGCGGCCAACACCTACGGCAACGGCGCGGATCGTGTCTATGCTGGTCGCAACCAACTTGACGGCGCAACGCTCGACCGATTCCGCACCGGGATGGTCACGATGGGCTATGACGCGAACGTCGAAAGCGCCCTGGTGGACACCGAGGTTCTGCTGTGGGGCGCGGCCATTCGTGCCAAGATCGAAGCCAACAAATTGCGCCGCGTGATGTCAACCCGCGTACTAATCAACTACACCGCCCAAAAGAATGCTGGCCTGACGCGCAGCGATTGGGAAGAGTCTTACTTCTGCGACTGGTCACGCGATGAACTGTCCAAGGTCGGACGCTAACCCCTCACCCCTCTGGAGAACAACCATGTCATCAATACGCTACTGCGACGCCGCCGTGATCCCCGAAGCCCAACGCCGCGCCAATGGCGACAATGCCCGAATCGCCAAACGGTTTCACTCGCTGGCCGAGTATGCCGCCGTGCCCGCCATGACCGATTACAACCGAGAGCAACTGGTGCGCAAGATGAACCTCAAGTCAGGCGCTGAATCGAAAGACTGGTACGGCGTTGCTGGCGGCGCTGACAAGGTGCTTGACCTGATCAAGAACGGCTGGCCAGAGGGTGTGCAGCGGATGCTTGATTCGTTCGGCAAGCTGACTACTTCACAGACCGCGACAAGCATCAAGCGCATCAAGGCCCGTGGCGACCACGGTGACGAATTTGACATTCACCGGGCTTACAGCGGCGGGCTTGACAAGGCTTGGTCGCGCCGCGCTCGGGGCCGCCGCCCTTCCGCCCGCTGCGTCAGCATCTACCTGAGCGCGGCTGTTAGCTGGAACGTCAATGCCGAGTCGATGTTCTGGCGCGGTGCTGCGGCGCTTGCCATCACTGATCTGCTGTCAACTGCTGGGTACTCGGTCGAAGTGATCACCGGGGTATCGACAGACAACATGGCAGCGGCAGGGTCAGCCCACCTAACCAGCGCCACCACAGTCAAAGCGGCCAGCGACCCGGTGAACCTGAATAGCCTGGCCTCCAGCCTGTGCCTTGCCGGATTCTTCCGGGTGCTTGGCTTTGCGCAGATTCACTCTGCCCCGTTCGATGTTGATTCCGGCTTGGGCCAGCCAGCCAATGTCCGCTTGTCAGAAATCGAAGCATCTGACACCACCATCGTGATCGAAGGCACTTCAGTCAGCAGCGAAGCATCAGCCCGGCGCTGGCTTGAAGCCACCCTGGCCGGTATCGAAGACGGCTCGATCAAACTCTAAACCAACCCGCCCCCACTTGGGGGCATCAAAGGAAACATCATGACAAACTCAAACACCCAAAACATTCGCGGCATTCTGATCGACCCTTTCACCCATACCGTCACCGAAGTGTTCGTGGACGGCAGCGACACGCTCAAAGCCATGCGCAAGCAAATCCAGTGCGACTACGTTTGCCGGGTTGCTCTCGGCAGCATTCGCGGCATCGAGCAAGACCTGTGGATTGACGATGAGGGCATCCTGTGCGATTGGGACACCCAGGCGTTTTTCAAACTGCGCGGTATGCCTGACCCGCTGGCCGGGCGCGGCATCATCTTCGCAGGAACGGAGGACGGCGACACCGTAGGCACCACGCTTGAAGTCGAGCGCGTTACAGAGCTGATGCAATGGATCACCCCCCAACAGGTCATCGTTCCAGCGCCGCGCATGATCGGGATCAACGAAGACGGCACCGAGAGCGTCACCCTGCTTGCAGGCACCGAGTCCTGGTCGTACACAAACCAACCCTAAACCCATCCGACAGTCGGGCATTCGCTCGGCTGTCAAAACTACCTTGGAGAACGCAATGCTACAAAACAGAAAACCATTTTTAAACGTCACCCTTTCGCCCTACGGCGGCATCCGGGTATCGGTGGACGACCACCAGCGCATTGAGGCGTACATCGACCAACAGGAAAGCCAGGACAACGCCAGCGCCAGCGCCCAGATCGAATACGACCAGCGCCAGCACACAGCAGAGCATGAGCAGGAGGTCACACCATGAGCGCCTACACCGCCACCCTGCTTGCGGTAATCTTTGCCGCGCTGCTCGGCTGGTTCGGGCCAGTCGTGCTTGATCAGCAGCCCACGCCATCGACCCAGGACGCATTCAAAGCCCAACAGGCCGAGCGCCGCATGGACAAAGCAGCCCAGGCCATTTGCCAGGGCCGGGCCTACACGTTGACCGATACCCCCGGCGAAATCATTTGCACAGTGGTATCGTCCGCAGCGGTTTTCTGATTCGGGCGCAAGCCCAGTGGCAGCCTTCTCTCCGGTTGTGCTGCCACGTCAGATAACCACCTTACTTATTCCTTACAACCTGCCCCGTGCTTCGGGAAACCCTGAAAACTCAGGGAAACGCAGGTAAACCCCACGCACAATCCAGCCACGCCAGCACACCGCCACGCCACGCGCCAGGGCTTCAGGCTACCACCCTACCGGCCCGGAAAATAACGGCTCAAAAGGGCTTAAATCAAGCCGCCTTGAGTCGTTGTTTTTTCGCAACAATCTGTCATGTAGAACAAAAAAGGCACCAAGGGACTTTAATCCTTGATGCCTTTTTAAAAGAGCAACCACGCAACTATCACAACATCATCACCACAGTGGCACCAAAAGCCACCGTGACATAAATGTAACAGGCTTACCCACGGGTAGCAATGTGGTCACGCGGATTTATTTCCCACACGTCTTTCAAGCTGCATCGGCCCCTGGCCCAGCGCGGTTTCGACATACACCCGCCCCTATCGGATTTGAAGGCATACACGTTCGGCACGCCACTATGGTTCACGTCCATCCAGCCGAAACATTCCACGACAGTTGGGTAAACCTGAAAAAACTCAGGCTTATAAGTTACCATTAGGGTCGCAGAGTTATCAAATAGATGGCACTGATTTTTAACAAGTAACGATTGGAACCAAAATGAACCTTACCCCACCTCTACCCGCTCGTAAACCGCTCGACATTGCTACCTACTGGAACACTGTCGGCACCGACAACATCGAGAAGATCATTGCGTCCATTGGGTCAAGCATCCAGTATTTCCGAATGGTCAAGATTGGCCGCAAGGGCATCAGCCCAGGGCGGGCCGAACAGATCATTGCCGCCGCGCGGGTTCACACCCCAGGCTTTGAGCCCGACTTTGAACTCATGGTGCGCCCACGGCCACCACATAAGGCCAGTGTCACCAAAGGCCGCAAGATTCAGCCCTCGGCTGAGTTTCTGGCAGCACAGGAAGCATCATGAGCATCTACGTCACGTCAGCCGCATGGAAGAACAGCCGCGCCTCCGGGGCGACTTTGCTGATGCTGCTGGCCATCTGCGACTTTGCCGATGATGAAGGCCGGGCGTTCCCGTCCATCAAGACCCTGGCAGAAAAGTCCCGCATCTGCGAACGCACCGCCCAGTATTCCGTGACCGAGTTGATCAACTTGCAGGAGCTGGTTGTCACGCGCGGCGCTGGCCCCAAGGGCTGTAACCTCTATCACGTCCAGGTGCAAAACCTGCGGGGTGCATATTTTGCGGGGGTGCATTCTGCAACAGGGGGGGTGCAATCCACGACAGGGGGGGGTGCAATCCACGACATAAAGGGGGTGCACGTCGCTGCACCCGAACCATCATTAGAACCGTCATACGAACCATCATTAGAACCGTCAGTGGCGAACGCGGCGAAAAAATCGACCAAACCTGAAAAGATTGGATTCGACAAAGAACTCGGAACCTTCACCAACATTGATGAGCAGTGCGCGATGGACTTTGCCCTTGCCTACCCAGACGTTCACCTTGACGCGGAAGTCAGGCGGGCGGCCATTTGGGTCAAGGCCAACCCGCTGACCGCACCGAAAAGCAACTTCGCCCGTTTCCTCGCATCCTGGTTGAGCCGGTCACAAAACAAGATCGACCTTGCCAAAGCCACCGGCCAGAAAGCGCCGGTCAACTTCACCGACCAACGCCGGAACTTCATTGATGGCCTGACAGGCCGGGGCCGCGCCGTCGCCAACTTCACAGGAGACACTTTCGATGCGTAAACCACTTCCCCGCGAATGGATCGAGCGGCTGTTCAAGCGGCTGTCGCTTGAGTACGGTTCCCGCTTCACGAACATGTGGAGCAGCAACGACCCCGAGGACATGATTGACTTTTGGGCCGGTGAGCTGGCCTGCTTCTACGACAACAAAGCCGCCATCCAGTACGGCGTGGAGCATCTGCCTGAGACCTTCCCACCCACAGCGGCAGAGTTTCGCAGGCTATGCCTTGGGAACTCTGACCGACCGAAGGCGCTGCTGCCAGAACCGCTGGCCAACCCGGAAGTCATTGCGCAAGCAATGGAATCCATCAGCACCCCCACCAAGTCCAACCCGAAAGCCTGGGCACACCGCCTGCGCGAACGTGAGGAATCCGGGGAAATCCTGCACGGCTGTCAAAAAACGATGTGGCGTGCCGCACTCAAACTCCCGGCGGAAACCAATGTGTGAACCCGACCAACACATTCAACGCCTGATAGCAGACATTGCCAAGTGGATCGTCGTCTTCTGCGAAGCTATCGGGATCGTCACCTTGATCATCGGTTACTGGCTTTACACCACCGGGTTCTTTGGCTGGCTTTTCAAGGCTACCCCGTAGAACTCACCACTACTATCCAACACACAAACCACCATGCAAAACAGTCTTTTCAACGATGCCATTGAAGTCGAGCGCCTTTGCCGCGACACCGGAATTGCCAAAGCTGCTGACCACGCCAACCGGGAACGCCCCGAATGGACAGTCAAGGCCACCGAGTTTTTTATTCACTTTGTCCAACAAGCTGTTGGCCCCTTCATGACCGAAGACGTGCGCCGTGCCGCAGAACTGAACGGCCTGCCCTTGCCGCCCGACCGCCGGGCCTGGGGCGCAGTCACTAGCGAGGTCGCCAAGCGCAAGGTGATCAAGCGCATTGGCTACGGGCCGCAAACAACAACCGGGTGCCACATGGCCCCGAAATCCATCTGGAGGAAAGCATGAGTACCGCTACCGCCTTTCAGGGTGAGATCATGCTGGCCGGTTGGTCGGAAACCCACAACGGCGGCGCAAAGCTGATATTCTGGTTGCCAGACGCGGGAGAGCTTGACGCATTCCGGACTTTGACTGTCCGCAAGGGCAACACCGCCGGGCAGCGGTTCATGGCTGTCCTGGTGCAGATTGGTGACGATGAACTTCCCGTACCAAATCCAGCGCCAGCCCTCTCTGGCAAAGCGCCAGCAGCTACTCAATTTGTAGCGCCCAAAAAGACCGGGCCGCTGTGCATGTTGGCCGTGCGCTTCGGTGATGAAGCCGCATTCAGGACGTGGGCGACAGAACACTTCGGCTACGAAATCAACACCGCCGCCGAGGTCGCTGAAATGATCCGCACCGTCTGCAATGTCGAGAGCCGCAAAGACCTGGACACCAGTGACTTTGCCGCCGAGGCGTTCCACGAACAGTTGCGCAAGCCGTATGTCGCGTGGCGCAACGACCGGGGCTTTCGATGATCCCGCCGATTGTTCCGGGCACGCGCTACGGCTGCCACAACCGCGCACCGATAACGACCTATGGTGCCCAGCCATGCCAGTACACCCTTTCCGCGCAAGGCAAGGACAAGCTGGCAAAGGACGACCCCCGGTGCGCCGGGTGTATCGAACAAAAAAAATGACAGTCGCTGAACTGCACCACAAATCGCGCGTTGTCCTGCTTGGCTGCGCCATGTGCTACCACATTCGCGGCCCCCACGATCCAGGCCCGGTTGAACTGCATCACCTACGTTCAGGTGGATGGGGCAAGGGCGATTTCAAAACCTTGATCCCGCTTTGCTTTAACCACCATCGTGGAGCCGATGGCATTCACCACATCGGAACAAAGCTGTGGGAGCGCGAATTTGGCGTGACGCAGAAACAGTTGCTTGACTGGACACTGGAGAATATGTGATGAATCACGGATCGAAAAAAATATTCGCGCTGGGTCGCTTGAAGACCGGCGAAATGAACCGCCTTGAAAGTGCCTACGCGCAAAAGCTCGAAAGCGACAAGGCAGCAGGGCTGGTGCTGTGGTATCGGTTTGAAGGTGTCAAGTTGCGCCTTGCCGATGCGACATTTTTAAGCCCTGACTTTTTCGTGATGACCAGCACTGGCGAATTGCAAGCGCATGAATGCAAGGGATTCATGCAAGAGGATGCCAACGTAAAACTAAAAGTGGCAGCGGCAACCTACCCGTTTAGGTTCTTTTTGATCAAGGCCAGGGCCAAAAAAGACGGCGGCGGGTTCTCTGTTCAGGAGATTGGCGCATGAAAGATGAACCCTTGTTTCGCAGCGTACGCCAAGCCTTGTCGTTCGCCTATGCCATCACCGAGTTCAGCATCATGCCCGTGGCACGCTACGGGGTGCCCGAGGGCTCGACACAAAGCAGCGCGGCCTATGGCATGACTGCCCACGACTGGCACGCTCAAGGCGCATTGATCCGGCGCATGGTCGAACAGCGCCTGACCGGGGCGCATCTTCACTTCACCCTGGCTGAGTACGGCCACGGCCAACTCAAGCAGTTGGCCATCAAGGAAATAGCACGCCACATCGGGGCCAGTATCCGCAAGCCGGGGCTCGGCCGTGAACTGGTGTACCGCCACTTTGGAGCGCAAGACCGGCGGCTGTCACAGCAGCAGCTTGCCAAGCAGTTCGACCTTTCTCAGTCAACCATATCCCGACTGGATATTGAAATCCGCGATCAGGTCGTTCGTCTGTCCAACGAAACCGAAGCCATGCTGCATCAAAAGTTCGTTGTCACTGGACTTTGCGAGTCGGTCTGACAGTTCAAACCTGACATTCACCGACAGCCGAAACAGTCAACCGACAGTCGCATTGTTACCTTTAGGGTAGTACACTTGCGATTGTCAGCACATCAACATTTTTGAGATTGGAACCACGAATCATGAGCATTGCCTGTCTAGTATTGGGTGAATCAGGCAGCGGGAAAACCACCGCCCTGCGCAACCTTGACCCCACACAAACCCTGTTGATCCAGGCCATTCGCAAGCCCCTGCCATTCCGGTCATCCGGATGGGGCAAGCGCACCAAGGATCAGGTCAGCGGGATCATCACCGGCAACATCGTTGTCACGGATGACCCATTGGTGATCGTGTCCACCATGAAGCGGGCCGCAGAGGAATTCCCGATCATCGTGATTGACGATTTTCAGTATGTTTTGGCGAACGAGTTCATGCGCCGCTCTAGTGAAAAAGGCTTTGAAAAGTTCACCGAGATTGGCCGTCACGCCTGGGAAATCATGAGCCTGGCATCGGGCTACATGGACAACAAACGCTACCTGCCAGATGACACACGGGTTTACCTGTTGTCGCACCTTCAGAGCGAAGACAGCGGGCGCACCAAGATGAAGACCATCGGGAAGATGCTGGACGAAAAGATCACCCCCGAGGGCATGTTCACCATCGTTCTAAAAACAGTCGTGAGCGATGGCAACTACTACCTGTCCACGCAAAGCAATGGGCAAGACCCGGCCAAGTCACCAATGGGCATGTTTGGCGAAATGCTGATCACCAACGATTTGAAAAAAGTCGATGACAGCATTTGTGAGTTTTACGGCCACCCGGTCGCTGCCTGATTTTTTACGGCATTGGGCGGGGCCGATTTTTCCCGCTCGTTTTTGGAGTTTTGAATCATGAGCCAAGTTCGCAGTTACACCATGAACCCCGATGGCGCTGTTGCCGCCGGGCAGTCCAACCGCATTGATGCCACGGGCGCCTACATTGGCACCTTCACCCGTGCCGAGGCGGTTATGTCCACCAAAAAGACCGAGGGCATCGAGTTCTCGTTTGTGGACAAGCAGGGGCGCGAGGCCAGCTTTCTATCGCTGTGGACATACAGCGCGGACAACAAAGAACTGTCGGGCAAGAAGATGCTGGACGCAATGATGGTCTGTATGCGGGTGAAGTCCATCACCCCGTCCGATGCCAACGTCGAAAAGTGGGTGAACGGCACCAAGGGCATCGCCGCTGCGACTGTCTTCAAGGATTTGATGGGCAAGCAAATCGGCCTGCTGCTGTCGCGCGAGCCCTACGAAGCCAAGGATGGCAGCATCAAATACCAGTTCCAGATTGAAGGCACGTTCGCCCCGATGACCGATGGCACAACCCGCACGGCCAAAAACATCATCGAAGGCAAGCCCGATGACGGCACGGTCGCCAAGATGACCGCCCTGCTGGCCGACAAGCCGCTCAAGCGCCGGGCCGGGCCTGCCAGCGGCGGTCAAGCCTATGGCGGCAGTCAGCCAGCGGCAGGCCACCCGGCCAGCGGCGGCGACGGGTTTGCCGGGATGGACGACGACATTCCCTGGTAAGCCGGTGAACTGCCTTGTCCACCATCTACGCGAGAAACCTGCAATGGCTGATCACACTGATGCAAGTACCCGGCTGGCGGGACTATGCCCAGGACAAGGCGGGGAAGATGGACAAGGGCGCGTCGGGGCTGTTCAAGGGAATCAGCGCCGATCTGGAGAAGCACTGTTTATCAGGCACCCCGACGAAGACGAAACCCCCCTATCGCAACACGAAATAGACATAGCCCGTGGCCGCAGCCACCACCTTTACTAACCACTGGAACCACATCATGACAACCCTCTACGAAATCGAACACGACTTGCGAGTGCAACTGGCAGCCATTGCTGACGAAGACTTGGGCCCCCAGGAAGCCGCTGAAAAGCTGCGTTGCCTTACCGGCACATTTGAAAAAAAGTTAAACGCTGTTGTCGGCTACGCAATGGAATTGAAAGCCATTGCCACCACCCGCATCGAACACGCGAAGCGGCTGGCCGACAGCGCAAAACCCATTTTCAACAAAGTCGAAAACCTGCTGGACTATGCGCAAATCTCCCTCCAAAACATCGAAATGCCCATGCCCCTTCGGCTTGCCGACTTCACGCTGAACCTCGCCAAGATGCCGCCCAAGTCGATGATCACCGATGACGATCTGGTGCCCGACGAGTACAAAACCCGCACCGTGACCTTGACGCTGAAATCGGGCTTCACCCTGGCCGATCTGAACGCAACATTCCCGCAACTCAAAGAACAGTGCGACGCAATGGAAGCCATGACAAACATCAGCCGCTCCGCCATTCTGGCCGACCTCAAAGAAGGCGTGCTGATCGACGGCGCGAAGTTGGAGCCCCTGGCTTATCGCTTAACTGTCAAATGACCACCCCCGTTTACCTGCTGCCCGACGAACTGATCACCATCACCGGCTATCGGCAAAAGGGTGCGCAGGCCCGCTGGCTGAAAGGCCAGAAAATTCAACACCGGCTGAATGCCTACGGGCACCCGGTTGTCAGCCGCGCCTATTGGGAACAGTCCACCGGACAGCCCAAGCGATCGGACAAACAAAGTCCCAATTTGGATGCACTTGGAGCGACAGCATGAAAACAAAACAACTTGCGCTTGAGGCGCTGAAATACCACACGGCACAGACACGCCCAATTGGTCGGACAGATGCCGCAATCGCCGCACTCGAAACCGACCTTGCGGCCAAGGTGGAGCCTACCTGTATTTGGACATCCTTGTCAGATGAGTCTATGCCCGACGCATATAAAAGTGGATGTGGTCAGATTTGGTGTTTTCTGGATGGTGGGCCAGCAGAAAACCATGTGCGCTACTGCCATTGGTGTGGTGGGCTTGTTGCAATAAAAGACGCATCATGACCGAAGACCAAATACGTGACATTCTGCGAGCCGCAGACAACGAAAAAGCAGCGCGAGCGGCTGACATGCCAGACGATGATGCCGCCATGCGAGCAATGCACCGGGCATACCGGCGCCTGCGGGATTTGGGGTGGGCGGAAGCCATTTACAGCCCAAAAGACGGTACTGTGTTTGAGGCGCTTGAAGCTGGCTGTGTAGTCCCAGGTCATTGTCACTACATGGGCGAGTGGCCCAATGGCGGTTGGTGGATGCACAGCGATAACGATCTATGGCCGTCACGTCCAATCCTGTGGCGAAAGTTGCCATCATCAAGCCGGGCATGACAGTCACCCAGGTCACGTAACTGTTGGGCAACCCGCAGCACACCGACATGACCCAATACGGCACGATGCTGTCGTGGGCCTATGTTGTGCCGCCCGGGTGTCCTGGTGCTGCAAAGAATCTGCAAAATCTGCAAACATTCGGAGCCACAAAAACAAAGACCGCTATCGTTTTGCATTCCGACAGTTAGCCGCGATTGTCGGTGGTTATGTTCGGATCGGCCTGCGCCTTGCCACGAAACCAGCTTGCCACACCCAGCACGCCACCGATGGCAAACCATGCCTCGGTCGGTACAGTCGGAACCGGGAGCCGTGCCAATGGAAGCACAAAGTACACCCCAATGAACATCACGCCAAACACGAAGCCCACGAATGGCCGCCAGGAATAGGTCGGCCAGTGATCGGCTTTTGCCTCGACTTGCATGGTCGCATTGACCGCCAGGATCGCAGCCGTGTCAGAGGCCAGCCGGTTCGCTTCGGACTGGACGACCAGCTTTTGCAGTTCGACTTGATTGTCCGATTCGATCTGCTTGAGCTTGACGGCAATGTCGGGGTTGATCTGGAGCGCCTGGGCCACATCGTCGGGGCTGTTGACCACACCGAGCCCACTGGACACCATCGCGCCGATTGCAGCGCCAGCCGGGCCACCAATCAAGGTGCCCACCAGTGGCGCGTATTTGCCGACTGTCGCGGCTAGGTCTTTCCATTCCATGATCAGTTGTCCTTTGCGGCAAATTCAAGGTCATTGGCAATGCGGTTCGCCAGCCCAACACTCATGGTCTGCCACACCGCGCACTTGGTCAGGAAGCGCAGGCGCTGGGCAGCGTAGAGCATTAGAACATCGCTCACATCCATCGCCGCCAGCTTGGCAGCAGACAGCGGCCCCCAATACCCATCGTCAGCCGCACCGACCGCCGCCTGGAGCTTGCGGATCGCGGTTTGAATGCCTGACTGCACGGCAAAGTCGAAGCACTGGAATTTGATGGCCGGGTGCGCGTCTTGCAACGGCATCCAGAAATCGGGGTAGTAAATCGCCTTGGCACCGTCACGGGTCAGCATCTTTATATCCACGTTCGGATAACTGCGCTTGGAGATTCCCCAGTTTGTTTCACCACCTGGATCGCCAGGAAGGCCCGGTGTGTAGCCGCCCTCATTGCCCATGAGCCGGTCGAACGCTGTGTTGAAGTCGATGGTCATTTGACTGCCCCCGCCATCAATGCGCCAACACCCATCTTGGCCGCGATCCCGGCCAGCACCAGAATGGTCAGGATATGCAGGATGCCCCAAATCGACTTCTTGGCAATCTCGACTTTGAGCCCCTGCCAGAACTCGCGCTCTGCTTTGGAGGCATCAATCATGGCCTGATGCGCAGCCTTGTGTGCTTGCGTACCGTCCGGGAAGGCATCGCTCTCCAAGGCTGCAATCAAGTCCTTGATGCGCTCCTGCTCACGAACTTCGTGGTCGCGCAATTTACGGTCGAAGGCATCCTCGACTTCGGCCAGGGTCTTGCCATAAATCCGGCGTTCTTGGCCTGTATAGTTTGCTCGTGCATCAGCGGTCATGGTAATGGTCTCCCGATAGTTCAAAACGTCCAGCAGGTGCTGGCTCTCAGCGTCTGGCTGCTTATCGCTCATGCTTAGCCTACCATTCTTACCACAGCCCCATCACAAACCAACACCTTGACCGACCCGGCGGCGGCCACCGGTGGACTGGATTGGCCGCTGCACTGCACGGTGACAGCGTGCGTGCCGTCATTGATCAGGCTCCAAATCTTTGGCACCGCCTGCATGGTCACGGTGCAAGCCATTGTCGTCGCCGTGACATGGATGATGGCATTGCTGGACTCTGAGCCGCTCAGGGTTTTGGCACTCAATCCACTGAGGTTGAGTGACAGCGCACCCGCGATGGTTTTGTCAATGACATCAAATGCTTCGTTGACGGTGACGTGGGCCGACTCCTGGCCCTCCACGAGCTTTGTGATGCCAATGTTGGCGGTGTAGGTAGGCATGGTTTCCTTTCAATGGTTTTTAAACGGTTGCAGATGTGCTGCGGCCAGAGCCGTAGATGGACGAAATTTGCGAGATGCGCACATTGGTCACAGCCAAGGTAAAGCCAAAGTCTGCAATCTGCTGGGATTCGGTGTAAGTGCAGGTAGCACTGGACACAATGATGCTGCGCATGACGCTGCTGCCGTCTCCACTCAAAATCTCCACCAGGTACGACAGTGGGGAAAAGTCAAGCGGAATGTCTGCCCGGTTGGGCAAGGCACTGCCAATGCGCGAGCGGCGCCACCAGGTCAGGGTGAGGTCTCGATAGGGGTCATTGCGGGTGCCACGAATGCGCAGGGTTGGCCAAGGTGTGATGTTGGCTCCATTGCAGACAAACGTGATGGGCGCTTCGACTGTGACATCACCCCCAATCGGCACCACCTTGTATTGCCGGGCAGCGCCAATGCTGGCAATGGGCAGCTCGATAAATGTGGCGGTTTCGAGCATGGTAAACGGCTCGCTGGCCACATGGCCGGTCATGGACTCTTCGGTTGCCTTGACACCGCGCAGCAAGTGGCTCAGCCGGTAGGTACTGGCGCCAATCAGTTCGGCAATACCAAACTGGATGATTTCGGTGCCCACCAGTGCGCGATTTGCACCGGCCAAAAGCTGGGTATCGGTGACACTTAAAAGCTGGCCTTTGATCAGCGTCACCTCCAAGATGCTGGCATTGTCAAAATTGCAGGCCCCAATGTTGCTGGCAGGTGCTGCAAGCCCTGCGGCGCATGTTCCCATGACTGTGTAGGTTGACAGCGTGGCCAGGCTTGTCCATGACACGCCAGCATCGGGGCTCTCATACACAATGGCCGATCGCCATGCGGATGATGCGCCGGTTGCGACCACATAAAAGCCAAAGCTGGCGGCATTGGCTGCTGCCAGTGGAGACAAATTAAGCAGCCGTGCCACCGTGCTGCCGATGTCAGCAGGGGGTGTGGGTGTAAATCCACCCGACTCACCCACGGCATAGCTGACGGCGTTGGAGCCCTCGTAGGCCACGCCAGAGACCTCCACCGAGTAGTCGGCGCCCAATGTGACTTTGGTCAGTCGCATGGTGTGGAGGTTGCCTACATCGTCAATCGCTTGCACCACATTACCCGGGCGCAAGCCAAGGTATTGGGGCCCAAGCCTGATGGGGCCAAATTCAACGGCCTCGATCCACTGCCGGTACAGACGCCGGTCTGCAATGCGCCGGGCGCTGGTGGCGTCCATCAGAAACTCGTAGTTTTCAGTGGTTTCGTTTTTGCTGTTCACGGTGATGCGCATCACCGTTTGCGAGCAGCCCAGGCCGTCGCGGTCTACGTCCTGGTACTTGATGGTCATTCTGGCGGGCAACGCGTATTCGTCGGGCATCTTGACGGGCAGCAATGCGGTGTCATTGGGATCGCCACCAGAGCTTACCGAACCCATTTCGCCGCTGACAATGTTGCCGGATATGGGCAACAGATCAGTCTCGTAAAAGAACAGGG